GGGTTTGATTGGTAATTGGGGGCTGCCTGAGGTGCCGCCTGGGGCGCCGCCTGGGGGTAAGCTACTCCGGCTTGGCTCACCTGGACCGGCGCTGACGGCTGGGGTGCCGCTGTTACGTAGCTGCTTGGGGCCACGGACGGTTGGCTCGTCTGTGGGATCGATTGGACGGTAGCGTCCTGCATAACTCATCTCCTTTTGTAATGCTTCAAGAGTTCGATACAGATAGGGAGTGAGGTCCAAGCGTGGATCTGCAGCCATTGGCAGATCGGGAGCTTGTGGATGTGGGGTCTGCATCATTCCCGCAACCAAAGAAGAGAACTTGTTATAAGCCCCTTGCAATTCACCGACCATTCTGAAGGGAAAGCCTGAAAGCATTTCCGCTCTTTCCTCATCTGTTTTAGATGGGAAAAGATACTTCAATGCTTCTATACTATCAACTCCAAGCTCTTGTAAGTTACGAACAACAATAGAATTGTTCAAAATATCTTGCGTTGATTCTTCATAAACAGGACCTAACCAACGCCAGTTAACAGTTACATCACCATCAGGAATTAATCCTTTAACACCAGGCGGAACCATCTGTGCCTGAATTAAAGCTTGCATCAATTGCTTCATCTGACTTTCAAACTGCCGCAAGGCTTGTTGATAAGCAGCTCTTTCTTCTTCAGGAGCACCTTCTGCAGGAGTTAACGGTTTCTCAATACCAGCAGCCAAAGCCAAGGTATCTTTGAACATCGTTTCTTCCATGTAGATGATTAGTTCTAGACATCTACAAATTCCGTGTTCATAAATCGCATTTGCTTTCTTCTTGCTTGTGGCCGCCACACGACCAAACAAACTTTTATATTCGGTAGCAGTAACACCTGCACTGATTGAGAGTTCATCTACACCACCTAAAGCTGTTCTAATCTCTTCTCGAAATTGTCTCACAAATGCGTTCTGGTCACCAGAAATTGCATCAGGAACAATATAACCAACACGATCATTTGGCTCTAAGTTTGCAATAACTCTTGGCACTCGAATACTGCCATCAATACTGCTACGTGAAATTGGATCTTGTTTAAACGTAGAAGATGACAATGGTGACATACTGCTAAAGCCTGAGTTAGCAGCAATGGACGGACGTTGTGCCGCACCATCATTTCCGCTTTCAATCAAGTCAGTCTTAGGACGAGACGACAGTAGCGTAGGATTACCAAAAAACTGGAGATTCTTACGCATAGTACGCACTAGTTCATCATGCAAACAAATTTGACTGGAGAACTGATCAAACTCACCAGACCCTTCCATCGAAAAGCCTTTAGGGTTATTGAATACTTCAACGCAAGGAATGTAACCTAATTCGTTTGGAAACTTATTTGACTTACCTGGAACAGTTGTTGTGATGTTTTCAAATGACATCTCACCATCAGAGTGAGTCTCTTCAATCTCTAATGGTTTGATCGATAAACGAATATACTTCTTACGACCTGGCGTTTCTTTTGGCGCATAATTAGTGCCAGTGAGTTGGCCCATCTCAATACCACCAAGACCATTATCACCAACGGCAGCACCTGCATTTTGTTTTACTTTATAGCTGTAGATAATAACGACTTCTTCTAGTTCGCCATCGACATTGTAATAACTGCGATATTCATAGTTACGGAAATAATACAGACGATAATTATTTTCAGTAGGTCTAATGTAGAAAAGCCCTTTTCCATCACACAAAAAATAGTCCCAAATTGAATCAAGACGTGTATCTAGCTTGTTGTATTTAGCAACCTTCTTGATGAAATCACCACGCTGTTGTCCGAAGTTATCTTGTGACGGAAAGAACTCAACACCCTGACGGATGCCAAACAATTTCATCTGGGCAATGTGAGACGAAACAATACCGCTATCGACTTCAGCATCACCATTACGCTCGATATAAGCGTCAATAATTTCCTTCAGGCGATTACTTGCTTCAGCCACTACTTCTTGCCCTTTTGTTTATACATCCTAGCAGCCTTCCCAGCCTTCTTAGCCTTCTCTGTATTGGCTACAAACTGTTTGCCTTGCTTAGAAGCTGCACGTTTCTTCGCATCAGTTTTGTCGCGTTCTTCAGGCGATAACTTAGCCCAAGCTTTCTTAGGTAAGTACCGTTTTGTTGTACCGTCCGATTGGATTGCTTTATCTTTCATGTTTCTAATTCCAAACATTCAGGCCAAGTTTTTGTTTTAAAAACCTCATGAATCTCTCTACGTTGTTTGTGATACTGAGGTTGCTTGAAATACGGATCAGCATACAATCGTTGAACAGCACCGTGATACTGAGCACAACTCATTGTCCATGCCAATACGAAACTAATCATTTGCTGTCCTTGTGTTTTTTGGCAGCAGCTGCTGCTTTCTTACCCTTTTCATATTGATCTTTTGTTTGCCAATCTTCTTTACCCCACTTTTTAAGATCCTTTTGTTTGCTGGACTGACCACCTTTATAACCACCACCTTTCTTTTTGTATTCACTGGCGACCAGCTGCGCTTTACGTGCAGACCACTGGCCAGGCTTACCGCCTTTACTGCCAGCCATCACACGTTTTTTAATTGATTCACGCAAGCTTGGCTTTGTATATTTTGAATTATCTTCTGCCATTTTAGACAAACCCTGGTAATTGGGGACCGGGCCTACGAACTGGCGGTGTCATGGGAACAAAACCACGCCGAATCTGTTCATCCATGTAAGGTGAATCAAGATGAGGTGCTTTAATAATTGCTCCGCGTGGAGCATAGCTTCCACGAATATAACGAGGCATTTCAGCAACACCAGATCTTGGATTATTTAAAATAAAACGATCACGATCTTGTTCAAGTAGGAAGGGATTCCATCCAGGATCTCCAGGCTGAATCTTTGGTTGTACATGTAAATTTTCAGGATCAAACCCAGGAGCTTGAGGTTTATTTTGTTGCTGCTGAAAAAATGCTTCTTGGTTTCTTGTATCAAAAGAAAGAGCTGGATTTAAATAATTAGCAGCAATTGACATTGCTAAATTACCTGCTGCACCTGGAACATTAAATCCACCACCATAACGAGGAGCACGGTTAAATAGATTAGTATTATCAAAAATTATAGGTGGACGACTTTCTCCATACAAAGGTCCAGGATCTGGCAATCCTTCTGTCCACGGATTAGCAATATTTGAATAAGTAATTTTAGGTTGATGAACACTGCCCCCATAAGTCACGCCAATTTCTTGGCCATTAAGGAAAAAACGTCCATCATATCGATCTCGAAGTGACATTAGAATTGCCTCCTTGTATTTACATTTGCAAAACCTGATCCCTTGCTGCCAGGAGAAGCAAAGTTTGATGCTCTTGCATTACGTGGAACAGCAGCAGATCTAACGTCACCCATTGTTTCCATGCGTTGTCCACTATGCTCTGGATCTTCATGCAAAGGACCTGAGTATTCAGTTGTGAAACCCTGCAAAGGATAGTCGGCATGTTTCTTGCCTTCCATCATTAGATTTAAATACTGTCCTGCTAAATCCATCAGTACACATGCTTATTTGCAAAGCCATTCTTCTGGGCTTCAGTCATATTACCCAGCGTACGAATAGCATCTAACTTGTCAAACTGATTAACTTGTTGCTGAGGACTAACAGGATTAAACCTACTAAAAGGCACCATGCGCATCAGTCCAGATTCGTCTTCTTCGATTTGATGGCCCAAGCCACCAGTGTTACCTAAATTAGGATCGCCACCTGAGTATCTCATATATCAAGAACAAACTTTTATTATTTTACTCGTTTAATTTTGAGTTTAATCTTTGAAGGATAATACCGTCTCCTTTAAGATCCCAAGTAAGAAGATCATTGGTCTTCCAGCCTAAAGTTTCAATAACTTCTTCTGGTATAGGCAAAATTAAATCCCCGTTTCCATCTTCTTCTAATTCAACGTAGTAACTCATTTTACCAATAGCTTTTCCACAAGTTTATCAAGCTTAGTATTAATTTGGCTAAATTCATCGTTCATCCGTTCCATCTCTCGTATATAGTCTTGCTTTAAAACATACTCAAGAGGTAAGCGATCAATACGATCTTCTAAATGCCTCATACGTCCAAACACTTTACTAATAAACCAACCTGCACCTGAAATAGCTGCAATGCCTAAAGCTACGAATTGTTCCATTTTAAAAATCAAGTTGTAGTTTGCCGCGTTTCATTAAACCGTTAACAAGCCAAACAAGCGCATCAACACAGTCATCATGAGAGCTAACACCAAAGTTAGTTAACTCTTCAAAGAGTGTTGTGAAGTTGCGGTATCGGTTAAATACAATTTTACGATCTTCAAACATTCCCATGATGCCTCTAAAACGTGCCAATTTATCTGCACGGAAACCTTTGACAGGATGCCAAATCAAGTTGTACAAGTTCTCTTGATTTAAACAAACACGTTTAAAGTCAGCTTCTAAAGAAGCCTGGTACTGAACAGCCTCAGACCAAATATCACAAGTCGAATAAGTTGGGAACCAAATGCCATTATCTTGTCTGCCGATAACAGACCAGTCATGTAACAGCTCTTTCATGGCATCTAGCTTTTCTAAGTTACCCATCACCCTGAGACGCCTGTAGTCAATGATGTGGATCTTATCTCCAATCCGGCCACCTAGTACCATGACTGTGTAGTCGTTCTTCTCCTTGGTGCCAGCAGACAAGTCCACACCAACACCCAAGCAATCAAACTCAGTTGCGATCTCTGCTTTAACCAAAAGCTCTGGTGCCAAGGACAGTTCGTTCTGTCTGACAATTTGATTCATGTACTGAAACGAAAAAGCAATTGGTGCTTGTCGTTTTTTTTCTTTTAAATACTCCAAACTCCACATATCTGGCCAGTATGATTCTTCCTCTCCGGTCTCCTCGTTATTTAAAATCGCTGATAACACAATTTGCGTCCAGTTGTTATTCGGACAGAATGTTGTTGCATGAATATCATCGTGTCGGAATCGCGTACCCAAACAAATCGCACGGCCCCCTTCAAACATGGTTGGAGCGATCACCGCATTCCAGTTATCTTGCATCATCTTGCGGATGTCTGGATTACCAATATCAGCAGCAGATTTCACAGGGTCATCAATAATAACCAGCTGTGAACGTTTGGATGTCACTGATCCTTTAAGACCTGCGGCACATAGAGTAAATTGTTCTTCGCCTGTTGTATCAATACCAGCAAACTTATGGTCAATTGACCAGTATTCATTGCTTGTAACGTTCTTGAGCAGCTTAACGGTAGGGAAAACGTCTTGATACCTTTTTGACTCAATAATTCTTTTAATGGTTGCTGACTTAGATCGTGCAATGTCAACGGTATAACTAAGGTAAAGAATTTGTAGAGGCTTCTTAGCCGCTGTATGAATACCAATAGCCCATGCCGTAAATAAACCCAACACAGTGGATTTCGCTGATCCTCTTGGCCCGAGTAGGTCAATGTTAGGACCAGCAATTTTTAACAGGCAAGAACTATCTTCTTGTGTTACTAATTGACGATGCCAATCTTTGTGGTGTTCAGCTGGTGGTTTATCAGCTACGAACTCACAAAAAAAGCCAAAGTCTTCTCTGGCTTTCTCTAGAAGATGTTCATCTTTACTTTTGCGTACCCTATGATTTGCAGCAGCTGCTTGAGCATTACGACGATACGCTAAGTGAAGATGTGATGGCACTACGACTTCTTCTTATCTTTTTGAAGCTTAGCAGCTTTTGCAGCCTTCTTAGCTTTATCTTTATCCAGCGATTCTTGTTCCTTGGGGTCCTTCTTGTCTGTTGCTGAGTTGTCCTGGTTCCCCTTGTTCTTCTTCTGGAAGTGCTCTAGAAGTTGGGGCGGCATCTTGTTCTTGGCCATTTAAATACTTACCAGCTATGGGTAGTCCTGTCTGTTCATCCATATTAGGATGAGCAGATTTTTTATCTCCTAGTAAATCTTGAAGAGGTGTATGACCAGGAGACATTTTACGATTGCGATTTAAATCAGCAACCATATGTCCTGCACTTCTTGAAGTAAAACCAAGGCCTTGAGATTGCATGTTTAATCCTCTTCGTATTGAATTCTAGCCCAGACACTCATAGAGGCTTCATGTAATGGTCCTTCAATAGGATCACCACGGAAGATAGAAATAATCTCCCGCATTGCTCGATCAGCACCAGCCATCAGGAGTCCTTTACGGTCACGCGAAGAAACAAAAGACTCAACCTGGGCGATAGTGGAACGCAATTCCTTTTGCATAGCAGCAATGCGAGCCACACCGGAATCACGTTTGACAGCATAGTTCTCAATATCCTCACGCAGTTTACGTATATCCTCTTGCATCTCCTGGATTTCATTAAGGAGTATTGCAAGGTGATCTGGCTTTTCATACGCCAAGCCAAACCAGGCATCACAGGAAGTGATTGTACCTGTATAGCCTAAGAACCTAGCGTATAAAAATACCTGGATTAAAGAATATGTATCACCAGCAAAAGATAAAAACGACTCTTTAGTCGCAGTATCTAAGTTATCTAACCAGTGCTCAAAAACTTTGGCTTCAAGCTCAGAAAGTGTAAGCTGACTTTGCTTGTTGGTAGTCCCTTTGCTCATCGCTTTCGCGGAAGTCCTGGGCTTGGCGGGCAGACGTGCGTTGCTCATCTGCTCCTCTGCCAATTGTTTGTCGCTCTTGGTCACCAGCATCCTCCATTTTCTTCTTACTAAACTCGTAAGCTACGCCAGCAGCATCGCGGTATTTTTGTAGATCAAACCAATCATCAGACGACTCATCGTACTCGCCGCCTGTACCAACACCACCAGTGCTGCTAGTCATTGCACTAACCTTTTGAGTTTAAATCAGAAGTTGCTCATCATGGAAGCTAAGCCACCAGCATAGATGTCACGACGACCTTCGACGGACTTCTGGCGTTGCTGACGCTTTTTAGAAGTAGTAAGACGATCCAAGAGAGACTGAAAACTAGTCAGGTCAACTGTAGGTTCTGACCCGTAGTCACCACCAGTTCCGCTGCCTTGAGTGCTAGTCATTTGAACAATTAATCACTTTAATAAATATATTACTTGAACTTAACTCCAGAAGCCAGCCATCAAGGAGCCATAAATTTGACCTTCCTTCGCTCTAGCAGCTTTGAACTTCTCAAAGTCAGATTGAATGTTGGCACGCTCAACGTCATATTCACCTTGCAATTCAACACGTTCAGAAGCATAAGCACCCTGGATTTCTGCAACATCAGTTAAACCTGTATTTACAATTGCTTGCAAATCAACAGCACCTTGGTTCTTTAAACCTTGAACAGATAAATTATTTTCAGCTTGTACATCTGCAATATATTTTCTCCAACGTTCTTCAGAATCAGATTGATACTGCGCAATATCTAAGCTACGATCAGCTGTATATTTAGTGCCTTGAAGGTTTAACTGATTAGCATAATCATTTGAATCTGAAATTAACTGCTGTACAAGAACATTACTTGCGCCATAGGAATCAGCAACAGCTAAACCATAACTACCTTGAATATGAGATAAAGTTTCAGCACCTAGCTGATCAAATAAAGCCGGTGTTAAATCGCCAAGGTTGCCATAGTATTTATCCATGTCCCAACCGTTGTTGGTACCACCGCCACCACCTGAAGTCGTTGATGTTTGATTAGGTTTAATTTGGTCTTGCCAACTGGTATCTACACTGACACCAGGCGCAAAAGATGTTGTATCAAATCCCCAGGTTGACATTGGCTTATGCTAGCAATTTAGAAGAGTCGGACCTGTTAAGGGGCCTACCAAATATATTATAGGTTCCTGTTTTATTACCTTCAGGATCACGTACTGCTGTACCGTAGTAAGCTTGTGCTGCTTGCTCGTAGTTATTTAACGGACCTTTAGCAGAGCCTTCTAAAGTATTAGCAAGACGTGAATTCATAAAGCTAGAGAACTGCATTGGACTCTTATTCATGCCCATGCTATCGGCTAAGTTTTTATAATATCTAACTTCTTTATTCGTGGGATTACGGTAGAAGTTAGTTGCAAAAGCATCGCCCACAATTGAATTTTGAGTGTCTTTTCCTACTTCTGCATTTAATAACCGAGCAAAATCATTTGTACTGTAGAACTCACTCGTAGGAGATAATTTACTTGCCATGAAATTCATAGCAGTAAACGGATCCATGTTCCCTGATTGAACTGAATCGTTAATAATGCCAAATGTATTTGTTGCTCGCTTGCTATCTTTATAATCTTGCTCAGTATCAAAGAAAACGTTTAAAGCATAATCTTCTAAGAACTTACTGCCTGGTGTTTCATAACCAAGAAGTTTATCTAAAATATCGCTTTGTTGTGTATCAACATCCGCTTGACTAAAGCCACCGCTGCCGCCACCGACTAAAGCACTAGTTGCACCAGCTGCAACAGGTGCAAGTAGTGGTCCAACGCCAGGGATAAGACTTGTAGCTGCTCCAGCTACAGGACCGGCTATTCCTTTAAGAAAATCCCCGAATGACATTATTTAACTCCTAGTTCTTCTATCATCGCATTGGCAAATCAGACTCCATACGCCATTGCACTAGCGCGTGCAATTGCTTGAGGATTCATTCGACCTGCCATTGCAACTTTAAATTGTTGCGCATTACCTTGACGAGCTAAATTTGTTTGAT